CACCCAGGACGTCGTCGACAACGCCTTCAAGGTCAACGGCGAGCAGCGCCAGGCGCTCGACCGCATGGACGCCGACCTCACCGCCGCCGAGCTCCGCGCGCAGGCGAAGGCCCTCGAGGCACGCCTCTCGAAGCTCGAGGCGCAGCCCACGCTCACCTCGCGCTCGCCGAGCGCACCCGGCGCCGACGCCGAGGCGCAGTACGCCGAGCGGTTCGCGCGCGCCCTCTTCAGCGGCAACCGCCTCGCCTTCGAGCGCGTCATGGCCGAGCGCACCAACGTGACGACCGGCGCGACCAACAGCACGTCGGCGATCCCGACGATCTGGCAGGACCGCATCGTCGAGCGCATCAACCAGTTCAACGTCTTCCGCTCCGTGTGCCCGGTGCGGAACGTCGTCGGCGATCAGAAGATCGTCGTCGGCGGCGCGCTGCCGACCGCCTACAAGGTGACCGAAGCGGCCGCAGTGACCGAGGACACGACCTTCGCCGTCGCGAACGTCGACGTCCTGGACATCATGTACGGCGTCTACGTGCCCGTCTCGCGGCAGTACCAGAACGACGCGATCGGCGGCCTCGAGTACGTTGCCCGCAAGTCTGGCGAGGCGCTCGCGAACCTCCTCGAGACCGAGTACACGACCGGCGCGGGCGGCGCGGGCAACATGCCCGGCCTCCTCAGCTTCTCGATCCAGAACGGCGGCGACATCGGATCGGCGATCGCCGACCTGACCGGCGACGACCTCATCGACGTCGCCCACTCGATCCTCCCGCAGTACCGCCGCGGCAACGTCGGCTACATGATGAACGACACGGTGCTCCGCACCGTCCGCAAGATCAAGATCGCGAGCGGCTCGAGCGAGTACATCTGGAAGCCGCCCGCGACCTACTCGGACATCCGTGACGGCGTGCCGTCGACGATCTACGGCTTCCCGGTCTACGTCAACCAGGCGATGACCAACGCCGCAGGCGACAAGGCGATCGTCTTCGGCAACTGGGACTACTACGAGATCTATGACCGTGACGGCGGCGCGTCGGTGATGATCGACCCGTACGGCCTCTCGACGAGCTTCATGAACCGCGTGGTCGTCGGGCACCGCACCTACGGCGTGTGCACGAACAACCTCGCGTTCGCCTACCTCACCGTCTAAACATCTTTCCCACGCGGACCGGCTCCCCGAAAGGGGAGCACGGTCTTTTCCATGTCGGTCCCTCTCTCCACGATCAAGAGCGCGCTTCGCATCGACTACGACGATGACGACGCCGACCTCATCCGCCTCCGCGAGGCGGCGATGCAGCTCGTCGAGCGCGACACCGGGCGGGCGCTCACGCAGCGCACGGAGACGCTCTACCTCTCCGAGTGGACCGACACCGTCCTTCCCGGCTTCCCGTTCACGTCCGTCACGCTCATCAACTACACGACGGAGGCGGGCTCCCAGACGCTTCCCACAACCGATTGGTGGGTGGACCTCTCCGACGGCCCGATGCCCGTGCTGCGGTTCCTCGAGCGCCCAGGACGCAAGGAGGGGACGATGATCGTCGTGACCTACGCGTGCGGCCACGACGCGCTCCCCGACCCGCTCACGCATTGCGTGATCGCGCTCGTCGGCGCCTGGTACAACAATCCCGAGGCGTTCCAACCGATCGGGCTCAACGTCGTGCCGATGTCGGTCGGATTCATAATGGACTCCTACCGCGTCAGGAGCCCGCTGCGATGATCTCGGGCGGCCGCCTCCACCGCACCGCGACCGTCCTCACGGCGTCGACCACGACCGACAATCTCGGCCGGCGGACGAACACCTACACGGGCAACGGAACGATCCGCTGCGACATGCGCGAGCAGGGCTCCCAGGAGAGCGTGTACGCCGACGGCGTCGCAGTGGTGAGCAACTGGGAGATCCGGACGCGGTGGCCGAACATCGCCCGCGTCGGCCTCACCGAAGTCGACCGCCTCAGCGTGCGTGGGAAAACCCTTCGGATCATCTCGATCGTGAACCTCGACGAAGCCGACCGCGTCGCCGTCATCCAGTGCGCGGAGGTCCAGTGAGCGCGAACCCGATCGAAGCCCGCGTGAAGACATGGATCGGCACGGCGACGACCGCGTCGACGCGCGTCTACAACGGCTCGCGGATGCAGTCGACCACGCTCCCCGCGATCGTGTTCGAGGTCACCGACGGCGCGGCGGCGGCGCTGAAGGGCCCGGCGAACAACGACGTCGACCAGTGGAGCGTGAGCTTGAAGGCCGTCGCCGAGACACAGTTCGACGCGCAGAATCTCGCCGAGGATGCGATCGTCAAGATCAACGCCCACGCCGACTTCGCCGCGGGAAAGAGCGTCTGCTACGAACCCACGTACCGCGTGATCGAGGAACCCATCCTGGGCGAAGGCGACGAAGCGGCGCCCGCGATCTGCACTGCAACTCTCATCATCATGCACAGGATCTAATCCATGCCTATCAAGACCTCAGGAAACTCACTGGTCCAGTGGGGATCGACACCGGCGACCATCACCAACGTCGCAAACGTGACCGCGAACCTCTCGCAGGCATCCATTGAGACGACCGCGGTAAATGGCACGTTCAAGAAGTTCGAATCCGGAATCCTCGAGGGAACCGTCGATGTCGAGCTCTTCTACCTCGAGAGCGATCACACGCTCGCGCCGATCAAGCCAGGCGATAGCCTCGTCAACTTCGGCGTGGTGCTCGACACGAACACCTCGATCACGTGCGCGAACGCCCTGGTCGAGCAGTCGCGCGTCACGATCGCGCCCAACAGCGTGGTCAACGTCGCCTTCACCGTCCGCCTTCACAACGCCGCGATCACCGTCGCATGATCGCCGCACTCCTCGCCAAGCCCAAGGTGATCGAGTTCCGAGGCGAGCGGATCACGCTGCGCCGCCCGAACGTCGCCGACATGGCGGCGCTCCTCGACGCGCGCGAGCGCGGCGAGAACCTGGTCGCCTGGCTCATCCACAACCACGTGATGGACGGGGACTCCCCGGCCTTCGAATCGCTCGAACAGTGCCTCCGCCTCGAGGCCGTCGCATCGAGGCAACTCGCGGAGGAGATCGACAAGCTCTACTCCGAAGGGATGGACTAGCCTTGCCCGCGCGCGAGGTCCTGCGCGCGATCGGCCTCAAGATGGACTTGACGACCCCGCTAGCCGTGATGCACGCACTTCACGGACCGAGAGGAATGGCCGTAGATGTCTGGAAACGCCTTCAAGGTAGCCGTGGAGATCAACTACGGCGACATCGATGCGGTGAATCGGCGGCTCTCGAAGCTTGCGATTCCGGCGTCGACGAAGGCGATGAAGAGCGGCTTTCGCCAATGGTTCAAGGGCGTGAGATCGACGGCGAAGGCACTGGCCCCGTACGGTGACACGCGCGCGATGGAAACCGTCCGCGGGCAGAAGCGCCCGAACCCGCACATCCGCGACCACATCGCCTACACCGTGCGCGGCTACGCCAAGGGCCGCGTCGTTTGGGGCGCGCTCGGCGTCAAGGAGCGCCGCGGCTCCTACGACACGCCGCACTGGTATCTGCGGTGGGTCGAGTTCGGGCACGAAATCAAGCGCCGCGCCACGCAGAACGAGGCGATGCTCTTGAAGTCGCGCGGTGAGCGCCGCATGACGATGACGATCGGCCGCGTGCTCGGGAAGAAGTTCATCGAGCGCGCATACCAGGCGAACGCGACGCGGCTCCTCCCGATCATGGAGGACGCGATCGCGCGCGAGGTCCTGAAGGAGTGGTCGAATGGCTAAGATCTCGAAGGTCAACGTCGCGATCACCGGCGACTCGTCGGGCCTCCAGAAGGCAGGCGACCAGGCGCAGGCGAAGATGCGGCAGATCCGCGCGCAGGCCGATGCCACCGGGCGCGCGCTCGGCGGGATGCGCGGCCAGGCGAACCAGCTCGCCGAGAGCCTCACCAAGCTCGGCGTCGGCGGGCGGGCGCTGCAAGGCCTGGGCGCCGTCGCGGGGCTCGGGCAGATCGGCCTGGGCGCTGCGACGATGGGCGGCGCGGGCCTCGCCTTCGCGGGCGTCGCCGCGGCCGCGGTCTCGGTCAACGCGCTCGCCGACAGCTACGCGCAGCTCCGCGCGGACGCGAAGGCCGCTAACGACGCCATGAAGAGCGGCGCCCAGACCGCCGAGCAATGGCGCAAGCTCGGATTCACGCGCGAGGGCGGCATGGCGCTCGCGGCGATCGGCGCCCGGCAAGGCCCCGAGCCGATCGGATTCGGCCGCGCGTTCACGCAGGCGCAGGCGCTCGCGGGCACCGACCGCAGCGCCCTCCAGAACGTGTTCGAGTACGGGCCGGGCGGCATCGGCTCCGTCCTGGGCACGCTCCTCGCGGGCGGCGTGCCGACGCCCCAGACGATCGCCCAGGCGATCGGCGCCCAGGAGACGCAGGCGCTCGGCTCGGGCATCGCGGGCACCACGACCGGCGCGCTCTCGATCAATCCCGTGACGGCGGCTCCCGTCGGCGTGTTCCTCTCGGCTCAGACGATGCTCGAGCAGCTCGGGAAGCTATTCTCGCGGTAACCACATGGCACTGACCACGACCATCGTACGAACCCAGTGGACCGACGGCGGGCCGAGCACGTCGCAGGGATTCGTGATCCAGTGGCGCGTGGTCTCCGACATCGCGCTCTCCCTCACGCTGTCGAGCTCCGCGAAGTCGATCCAGGACGCCACGTGCGGAGAGCCTGGCGACCCGATCCCCGGGACGGTGTTCTCGACGTCCTCGAAAACCACGACGCTGCGGCTCCGCGCGTTCCAGGTCGACCCCGTGCTCGGCTCGAAGGGCTACGTCTTCGACGTGACCGCGACGTACTCGAGCGAGTACACGTGGGCGAACATCTCGGGCGGCGGCGGGACCGACAAGCTCGTCCTACCCGTCACCGTCGACATGGAGGCGGGAGAGCGCACGATGCAGGCGTGGCGCACCGCTTCGAGCCTGGGCGGATTCGCCGTCGCGCCGAGCTACATCTACGGGAAGAGCGTGAACATCGGCGGGACGGGCATCGACGACGCAGGCAAGCCCACGCAGGTCCGCGTGCCCACGATGGACGTGCGGATCTCGATGATCCAGGACACAAGCAACACGGCCGCGGGCACGCTCGTCACCGTCTATGACAAGATCAACACCGTCCAGGGCAAGTGGAACAACACCACGTTCCTGCACTGGGGCGCCTACGAAGTCTTCTGCACGTCGGCGACGGTCACCAACATCCGCGACGAGTACTACCGCGTCACCTACAACTTCCGTTGGGACTACTGGCGCGACTGCAACCAGGTGCCCGAGTACGACACGAACGGTCTCCCGATCATCGACGGCTCGACGAAGAAAGCCAAGTTCGTGTTCTGGACCGGCTTGAACCGCGGTAACGCCGACCTCAACGTGATCTTCAATACCAACACCGACGCCGTCGTCGCCAAGCAAATGGCGCTCAAGGGCTCCTACCTCACCTATCCGTGAACCGAACGCAGCTCAACAAGCTCGACCATGCGTACAGCCGCGCCGACGTCTCGGGCGACGCCGAGGCGATCGACCGCGTCCGCGAGGCGCGCCCGCAGTTCCTCATCGCGAGGATCGAGAGCTACACGTCGATCGGGACCTATCGGTGGCTCTACACGTGGAGCATGGCCGAGGTCCAACCGACGACCGTCGGCAGCGGCCACGACTTCGCGGTACGCGCCGCCGAGACCTGGTACACCGGGCAGGCGCTCAACGTCTGCGAGGGATTCAACAGCGCCGCGTACGTCGGCCCGGGCATCAACCCCGC